TTCTTCTGACAATACATTCAGCCAATATTTCGTTGTACACTTTTTTGAACATTTGTACATTATTTTGTACTTCTTTACTCATAAGTTATTGATTGTTAATTATGGCTTATATACCGTAGTTATAAGCCATTTAAGTAAGATTGCACCCTTGTCCAAAAAAATGACTGAAATTGCGGTATTCCAGTTAATCTTTTTATGTGTAGACAACTTATTTTAGCACTTTCAATAGCTATTTCACGCCTTTGTTCATTAGTTGTCATTATACTTTTATCATCTTCACCAATCAAATATACTATCTGATGTGCTTGATGTTCGCTGATTAATCCTTCAGCAATTTCTTTTACTTTTTCGTCTGTAATTTCTGACATATCAATTTATTTTAGTTGTTAATAATAAACGGCTTATAACAGCACATACCCAAAAGAGGGGTTTTAGTGGTTATATGAACATCTTCGCTTCGGTTAAACATTTGTACTATTTTGAAATTTTGTGCTTCGATTTCCCCTCCTTCGGGTATCTGCAAAACGTTATAGGGCATTTAACGAACCCCTATCCATTCAGCAAATGAACCTCCGAACCAATCAGCATCTAAATACTCTTGATAGCGTTGTTTTGACCTGCTGTTTTTGTTTTTCGGTGGCTTTTTATTGAAAGTTTCCAAGTAAACAACTTCTGAGGTTGGATGACAAGGTAAAGGCGATTTGTCCTTTCTGTCATAAAAAGTAACTCCAATATAGTTACCCATATCTTTGGTAATTACGCCTTTTTCACCGCCAACAGTAACCTCTCTGAACATATCAGCAGGTACTTTGTAATAATTTTTAATGTACTCAAATTCCATAATCTGAAAATAAAAACGCCCTATAACATACGCTATACAAAAGCAGGGGCGTACTGCTAAAGTGAGCGTTCGTGCATCTATTTTTCATTTGTGCAAGGCTGAAAGGGAGTGCATCTTTACCCCTGCCTTCGTATAGCGTTTTACCGTTAGGCAACATTAAAACGAGCCAACACACAGGCAATCACGCTTGCCTAACAGCGTATTGGTTCAATATTTTAAAAAGCCTACGCAATCTTAGTTACTTTAATAATATTAGATGATGAAACTAGCTTGTAAAACCAATTTGTAATTTTGCCAAAAACAGGGTCGTATAAATCATCATCATCATCCGTTAAGTGTCTCCATAATCTTACTGGTGGATTATCTTCTGTTAAATAACCCTCTAATATAACATATTCTTCTACTTGAAACGGATGTCCTGTTTTTATTCCAAGTGCTTTTTCAACACAATCAATCATATCCTCTGGCACTCCTTTTATTAAAAGTTCGTTTTTTGTTGGTACCATTTTCATTGTTTTTCCTCCTTATTTTTTAAAATACTAAACCAATACGCAAACCGTTAGTAGCAAGCACTACATTTCGTTTTCAAATAAAGTTTTCGGTTCAAAATTTTTATTAAAATCTGCCACCGCACCACTTAATACAAATTCACTCCATTGTTTCGCCATAGCGTCTGCAACCCCTTGAAAAAACTTGCTTCTTTTTACACTGCCATTTGCAAATGTTTTTCCTTTATAGTTTGCTTTCTCCAATCTGCCACCACCTCCATTTATGTATGGTTGGTATTCAGTAAGTATTTCAGTTGGTTGCAGCTTTGGTAATCCTTTTAGCCATAAGCAAGTTTTTTTACTAAAAGGTTCTCCAAACATATATGGTTGTATTATTTGGTCATATTTTGGCAAACCAATTACGCTCATAGGCACTGGGTTTTCAATAGCTACATATTTGCAATCTAAATTATAAAACAACATAAAAAACTCTTTTGCTTCCATTGCTTTTTTATATCTTTCTTGGTCTATAATTCCTTTTTGTGGGTACATTCTTACTGCTCCGCCATTTGTCATATAAGTGCAAGGTGGAAAAGCAATTACAATATCCCAATGTTGTTTTAATAATTCAGTTACATCGCCTTGTGTATGCCATTCAGGATAACCACCGCTACACTCTTGTAAATCACAACTAAATGCTTCGTGTCCTAAATCTCTAAATGCTTTCGTTACTGCTTGGCTTTCCTCACAAGCTAATAATATTCTTAATTTTTTTCCTTCGCTCATTTTAATAAAAATTTTGTTTTGTGTTTCAAATAAAGTTTTGTGCTTAATTTACCGTGCCAGCTACTAACACGTGCTATACGCCATTAAAACGAGCGTATAGCACCATCCGTTAGGTGCAATATTTTTTAATTTTTTGCCTACGCACTTTGGCTTTTGCAAAGCAATTAAAAGATAACGATCATACTATCGTGCATCGGTGCTTTATTTGTAACATATTCGCCTTTAGTATTTATTCCTAAAAATTTTATTCTACCCTTTACAAATCTTATTTCTTTTGCATTTGGTTGTATATGATCGTGAAATAATTTGGTAGATGTGCTTACTGGTAATAACATAACGCATAATTTACCCTTTTTACTTTCTTCTATTGCTTTTTTTACAAATAATTCTTTGTTTTTTTGAGAGTATGGAGGATTTACGAAGTTAGATTTCCCCCATTCCACGATCAATCCGTTATTTTCGTCTGTAATCTCTCCAAGATGTAAAGGACAAGGATCAAAGTCAAAATTAAATTCTGCATTTAATTGATCGTAAAAATCTTTTGGGGTAGCCCAATTATCGCTATGATCTAAATTTCTATTTTTCATTTTTATCAATTATTTTATCCATTTTAAAAGATTCAGCATAAAAAAGTTCTCTTGATTTTCTTATATCTTTCTTAATTCTTTTTTTGCATTTTAAAACAGCATTATCACAAGCTCTTTCCATAGCATCTAAAATAGCCATCTCTAAACTTTCAGCAGGATAAATTAAATCACTTAATTTATAACTATACTCCTCAAGTGTTAATTTTAGTATTGATCTATTGTTCATTTTATATTTAGTTTAAAAGTTTATAATTAAGCCCCTCGCACGCCACCTTAAAAAGTAAAAAACAAACAGGGGCTTACACACATTCAACGCACTAACTAACATAGGCTAATGGCAAACCACGTACTAAATTTTCATGCCATTAGCCCATATACGTTAGCTTCAATACTTAAATTTTTTGCCACCACTTCTTACTTTTAAGTTTTTCAATTTCTTCTCTTAGTAATTTATTTTCTACTAAAACAGTTTTTAAGGCATCATCCGTACTGATAGCTTTTATTGTTGTTATAGCACCTCCGTAAGTCCAATCATATGAACTTATAATAACTGTTTTATTATTAAAAGCCTCTTTGTATTCTAACAAATTGTCGTATTCTTTTTTTTCTAATGTTACTGTTATCATATTTATTTTGTTTAATTGTTTATAATCCAACGCTAAAAAATTTAAGTACTAAAGCTAACAGCACCTAAATCGCAAATTTTGTGAAGAACAAAATCAGCGTTTAGCTGCCAACCGTTATATTCTATAAATATCTAAGCATCCCATTTGCGGCATCTTTTATTCCAGCGGCACGTTCATTCAAAGATTTTATTTGTTTTTCAATTAACTCTTTTTCATAAGTTACAAAATAACCCCTGCTTGTTGCTATTATTGGTAAAATACCATTCTTTCGGATATAATTAACCATTTTGCGAAGCTTCACCCCATTAACCGGGAATTGTCGTTCCATTGTTTCTAATTGATACAATGTGTTTATTATTTTGCAAAGTTCTTCGGATTTAATTGCAGATTGCCCAATTCTTTTAAACGCCTGTTCAACGTATCGAATTAACCTTAATTCATCTTGCATTAAATCCTCTGTTATTTCTTCGAAGTTTGTTATCATAGTTTTTTTAGATGTATAAGTTTTAAATTTTCTTTTTCATTCGGAACATCCCCATATTTTAAATGACATTCTCGACATAGTGCCATAAGATTTTCAATATTATCTTTCTTCTTATCGCCCCCGATTTTTCTATTTTCTATGTGATGAATATCAACAGCTTTATTCCCGCAAATTTCACAAGGGATAAAATCGTCAATACCATAACCGAAATGTTTAAAATATATTTTAGTGTGATTTTTCAAGTAGTTCCTCTGCTTTTTTTATCCGATTAATTAAATAATCTTTATCCTCATTCGGAATATCAAACTCAAACTTGTAAAGATTTTTATAAAATTTTCCATCAATTAAATAAGGCAAATCATCATCATTTGAGAAAACAATCCAAGCAACCTTATTCGGGTCGTCATAGTTTTCACATTCTGTCCTTATTTTTTCAAGTTCCGATTTATAAGGGCAGTAAATAATCAACTCCCCCTTGTCGCAATCAGTAAGAATGGCGTTTGAAACTAATTGCCAATAGTATTTCTCCCCATCTGGGTGTTTTTCTCTTATTTCTGCAATATCCTTGCATTCGGCAAACGTGCAAAAACTCTTAATCGTATAGGGGCATTTAATATCATAGACAACGCCCTCTTTTTTCCCATCGGGAGAACCGGAAAAGAAAGGAATTTCCGGGTGTATAATCGTGTCTTGCGAAATGAGTGTATATTCTATTCCTAATAAATCAAAGGCTATTTTCTCACAAACTCGCCCCCAAATTAGAGGCTTTGCCGAACCGACGTCGTTTAAGCATCTTCCAAGCTTTCTTTCCATTTGCTTTTCCGAAATATAAGTTAGAGCCAAATCCCCGAAATCAACGTCGATAGTTGTTCTTCTTCCTTTCGGATTTTCAACTTTGTACAATTCAAGTTCAATTTCTGTCATTTTTCGGCTTCCCGATTTCATTAGTTTATAAATTCCACTTGATGTAAAATTTCCAATTCTTTTTTCTGCGTGAATCATAATGCTTGGAGTTTTTTAAAGGTTTTTTTATATGAGTTGATTTCTTTATTGTTGATTATTTGCTCTATTCGGTCAATATCTACCTGGGGCAAGCCATCTTTTTTCAATTCAAATAATTCTCTTAATTCATCAACTTCGATTTCTTTAGTATTTACTCTGATTTCTCGAAAATCCTCTTTATTATAAATATCGGCAGCAATTCCAATTTCGGCGGCGCATTTTTTTAAGCAATCCGTTGCGGCTGCTTTTAAATCATTACCAATTGACAAGGGAATTTCGGTGTTTTTTCGGCAAACGATATCCTTATTACCAAATTGCATTTTTACGATTGTTTTTCCGTTACTTCTGCAAGTTAACTTGCCCTTTACGATTGCTTCTCCATGCAACACTTGTTGTTCAATGATTTCAAAATCCCAATCCCATCCGAACATGAGATTAAGACATTTTTTGACATACCCACCGGTTACATAATCCCATTGACCGCCACCTTTAGCTGGGCGTTTCTTCACATACTGGGCTGGTGTTTTTTTGAGAATAATATCAAGCTGCTTTGCATTTAAAGAGTTTGATTCGACAAGCGAAAGTTCACTTGCTTCGATTAAAGATAGTTCATTTTTCATAGGTTGTGTTTTTACAAATGTATAAATTATTTTTTAATTATAAAACAAATATTTTGATAAAAGTGCATTGATTCAATCGGAAGAAAATTCCCAGCTGGCAAGTGTTTCGCATTTACGTCATTTATTAAAATTCTTAAATAATTGATTGATGTCTTTGCTGCCATGTCTTTATAATCAGGTTCGCCATCAAACCCATGTTCATTCCACCAGCTTGATTCCAAGTCCTCAATTACATATATTCCCCCTCGTTTTAAATGTGGCCACAATAACGTAAATGAATGAATAGTTAATTTATTTATATGGCTTGCATCGTCGATTATAATGTCAAAATCTCCACATTTATGAGCAATATCATTAATGGTTGCATCGTCGGCTTGACTGCCTTGAAAAATAGTAACATTAGCCGGTAGTTGAATTCCTGATTTATCGTACAAATCAAGCCCAAAGATTTGACCGTTTGAGAAAAATTCTCCCCACATTCGCAGCCCGGAGCCACCTCTGTCCTTAAACTCATACCCACCAACACCTAATTCAAGCACCCGAATTGGCTTATCTTTTAAATGCTCAAAATGTCTTTGATAGTATCGACAATAATCATGATGCCCATGCTTGTCGCTTTTGTGTTTAATAGCTAATTCGATTAAATTCATATTTCCTCTGATTTTAAAATTTCTTTCTTAGCGTTAATATAACCTGACCTTATAGCGTTATATTTCGACAACCCCTCTTCCTCGTTCAAGGATATTGAACCATTAGAGTGTTTTCCATCTATTTTTGTGAAGTAAAAAATAGTGCCATCTTTTTTTGTTTCTTTTATAAATTCTAATTTAGCCATTTTAGTTAAAGTTTAGTTTTCGGTGATTAATTGGTTGAGTTTTCGTGGAATAAAAATTTATTAGATAACAGTCAGCAACTCTATAAGTCAAGAGCATTCTGTCTTTATCGAACATTTCTCCGGGCATATAAAGAGTAACATTAGAATTATGCATTAATAAGTTGTGCAATTTGATTAATGAAACTAAATCAACGTCGTAAAAAGAAAAACTCGTTGCGTCAATCTTTAACTCGTTTGCTTTTTGCATCAAGGTTGTTATTTCCTTAATTTTCAAAATGTAATGTATTTCTGTCAAAATCATAATTCTATGGATGAAATGGTTTCTAATAAATCGAATATATCTGTATGTAATTTACCTAAATCAACTACTTTAGATACTTCCATTATATGCTCATCAATTACTGGCGTGGACATTGGCGTTACTTCTTTATCTTTTATTGGGATTAGTTCGGATGTCCAATAAATTCCCACTTTAAAATGATGTTGGTACTCAAAAACCTCAAAGCCGAAGCCTACCTCATCAGATATTTTATTTTGCTCAAGATGATAAAGGGCTACAATCATTGCGATTGCTCCTTCTAATTGCTGTTTTGTTAATTCTTTAATTGTCATGGTTGTGTTTTTATTTATACAGCTAAATTACAAATAATTTCAACGTATTATACAAATGTATAAGAAATATATGTTATTACTCCGTAACTGTTTGATTATCAGTACTATTATTTTTGCTTTCAGGAAGTACAATAAAGTGTTTACCAGCGATTTTAACCCACTCAAATGGGGCTTTTTCACTCCGAATAAAATAATATATATTCGCTCTCGTTTGTCCTTTTGTCTTTGCGTAATCCTCTACGGAAATAAGTCTGTCCGTGTTAATACACTTGCTTTTAATTTTTACCTTCATTTTACAAAAGTAAAAAAAATAATTTAATAAGTTGCTTTTACTAATTTTCTCAAGAAAGCGGAACCCGATAAAACATAAGGCAGATAAAACCACCAAGAAAGCCCAAGAAATGCCCACAGAAGCACAAAAATATCCGAGGCAATATAAATATTCATACATACACAACAACCCCCTAATACCTTATATATGAATATTTCTTGTGCTGTGTTTAAAAACTCATTTTCTTGAGCGTCTTTCGGAAGTTGGGATATTAAATTATATTCCTTTTTTCGGTATTTTTTTACTAAAGTTCGGGAAAGCCAAGGTAAATAATTCTTAAATATAGAACCGGGCCAAAAGCAGTAATCAAGAAAGTAAGAAAATAACGCAACCATCATCCCGGCCATAACCGAAAAAACAAGTTTAAGTATTATTTCTGCGTATTCGAACATCACTCGCAATTATCTCCACATTCTGGGAAGGTTTGAATATAAGTGCTAATACAGAATTTATTGCAATCATTCTCATCGACTATATATGTTCCGCTCGGTTTCTTAATAGTGAAACAGTAATAATAAGATTCGTTTAAATAGCCTTTAGGAATTATTATAGTTTCGCTATTCGGGTCGGTAATGTTTACCTCTAATTTTAGCCTCGTTCCATTGATGGAATCGAACTCAATCACATGAACACCGACTTCATCAGTTGACAATTGAGTGTTTATATCTTGATTATGAGGGAAATTCCCTAATTCCGTTTTACAGCAATCCATTTTACAAATTTATAAATTAAATCTTGATTTATGTGTTAAAAAATTAATTTTAATTTCTTCCCCAGATAATGCTCTTTTAAAAACTTCACATTTATAAATATAGCCTTTAAACATTCGTAATCCATCCGAGCAGCCTAAATAAAAATTAGGATATGGAATATACGCAGAAGGGGTGTAAGTATCCCCAGCCCCATATTTATATGAATAAAAACTTGTGTAAGTACTATCTTCTAATTCGCCATTCAAGTAGCCAATAGTTCCATCCATATTCCAAGACAAGGCAGTGTGAAATAAACTCGCTCCAATTGTTGATTCTGTCCCGATTACATTTGAAGCATGAGAATACTCAATTGGCTTTCTGTTTGTAACTTCCAAAATCAATCGTTTATCAGAATACCCTGTGTGGCACCATAACGCATAACCATTTGAGTCATAACCTGCTCGACAACCTTTTCCTGCTAATGTCCAGTAAGAATTACCCCCATTCCAATCACTAATTTCAGCCCACAAAATAAGCGTTCCTTCTCGCATCAAATTTAAGCTTTCATTATTGCCGAAATTAATTCTCGACGCTCCGCTAAAATACATTCTTCCTCCATTAGTATTATCAAAAGAATGTCCACTTCCTTCAAATATCCCAATATGTCTTTGAGTTGATAAATCAAAGACATTAGTGCCGCCTGAATAGCATTTAGGTTTTGAAAAATCAACGTCTAAAACCTTAGATAAATCAACCTTATTCTTACTACTAAACCCATAATTTCCGTTGAATAATGACTTTCTTAGCCCATTACGACTTAAAGATTTATATTTCCTTAATCCAATCATGCAGATGGGGAAATACTAAAATCAGCACCTAATGCAGTTGCATAACATTTTTTTCCTGCAGTCATATTAGCAAGACAAGAAAATTTCAAAACCTCGTTTGGCATTAATGGAATATAAGGTTTTCCAGTAACATCAATCGGCAACCCTTGGAGTGTTATACTTGCACCTCTTAAAGCATCTACGTTATTAACCGAGCCTGAGTTTCCTGAGTTCAAAGGCACATTTACAATTCCTAATGGCTTAACAGACGAACCGTTTAAAATATAAATAAAGCAATTTACAGCCGCAGTATCATCTGTACTAATCATCAATGATTCCACCCTTCCCCCGTTATTGTTTGCTGTATAAATAGCAACTCCATTCGTGTCAGCGCCTAATGTCCCAGCAGATGCTGCCGTTAAAACACCTACTCCGTTGTTTTGTTCATTGGTAAATTTTGCCTTTTCAATTGTATTCATTTTAGTTATTTGTTAAATATAAATAATATGTTAAATTTGATAATTCAATTGCTTCAACAAGTTCTGTTTCTTCATTTTTTCTTAAAATCTGAAACCCACTCCCTTCGGTATATTCTAAACTTTCTCCAGGCGAAAGTGTTATTTTTCTCAAACAATAATAAGAACTTCCATCGTAATAACAAATTTCCACCTCTCCCGAAACGGTATCTTTATTGAAGATATTAATATAACCTACATTCCTAATAAAATTCTCTATGCCTTGTACAATAGTTACCCAATTAGTATCATTGCTTAACGACAGTTGTCTGCCTTCTTCCCTCTCAATACCATCATCCCAGCAAACAATACAAGTAAATTGATTTGTTGTAGCCGCTCCCGACAATCGGATTCGTAGTTCATCAGTTATGCCATTTACAATTATCATTCTATTTCCTCCCCGATTATATTAAATATAACATCAGTTGTTTGTCCATATACACGAATAACATCACCAACTTCTAAATGAATACCATTATTAAATATTTTAGAATCATTCCTAACAATTGTTTCATTGTACGCAATATATTGATAAAGAATATCAACAGCCCCGCCTTTAGCTAATGACAACCTAAATGTTCTTGATGTGTTCGTTGAATTTGCAATATGAATTGCGTTCACAAACGTCGGCTTTGACGCAGTAAATAAGTTCGTTAATACCGCTCCGGGATTCCCTTGCGCTAAAATTTTTCCAATTCTACTTTCGTCAATAGCAATCGGCGTTCCTTTATTATTGTAAATCTTCCAGCCTTCATTAACATTATATTCGGCTCTCCAATATTGTTTTAAAGTAAAATATTGAACTCTTGTGTTAATAGGAATTGCGCTATCTGTTAAGGTAATAGTTACCGTATGTGATTCTGTATTCGGATTAACAATAGATACATAACGTATCTCTTGTCTTTGATATTCGCTTGTTAAAGCGGGAATAATCTCAACGTCAATATTTGTTATTTCGGTTTGATAATTATCTGGGCCATTTGGCAAGTTGGCTAAATATTGTGGAGATTTATTTGTTACCGTAACGCATTGTAATGGCAATGTCGGAGCAACTGTTGTTTTTGCTTTTAATGTTTGTGTATCTCGGACAGTCAAATGCATTAACTAAAGTTGTATTGTGGGGTTAAATACATTGTACCCCAATTATCAATATATATATCAATAAGGTCTGTACCAGCAGATGCAGTATATCCTGCTCCACCAGCAGTTACATAAGCACCTCCATTAATAGTAAGGGTATCTGTTCCTGTATTATTAACAACAACAATTCTATACTTTTTACCTATCCCATAAGAATTAATTGTTAATGTATTTGCTCCGCCATTTTCACCAGTAAGATTAACCATACAATTAAACTTATCTACAAAATCAACTGTAAAATTTCCAAAGCCATCACTTACTAAATCAGGCATACCATTACCCTCAATTAACACTATCTGAGGGCTAATTGAATTGACAGATGAGTTATTAGCATACACTTCAACAGTTCCCGCAGGTTTTCTTAATCCATAAAAGGTTGTTCCTCCTTTTATTGTGCAATTTTTGATAGTTAGTGGTTGTGCTACATCCTCAATCCCATGTCCTGATGGGTTATCAATTATACAGTTCTCAAAATAAGAATTAGCATCTGTCTTAGAAACCCCTGCAAATTGAGAATTCTTGGCTTGTATATCAACCACTCCACCACTTGTTGTGACTGTAATTAATCCAACTCTACAAATATTATATATTTGAATAGGCGATGAACCTGAAACATTTTGTATTGTGATTGCCCCACTACCAAGTGCTGATTTCTGACAATTTATAAATGTTGGGTTACTACTAACTTTAAGAGTCATTGTATCGTAAATACAATTATACATCTCAACAAGGTCTGTACCAGCAACTGCCGATGTTTGAGTAAGTGTACCAATTTTACAACTTAATCCCTCAATATATATTTGCGATGGAATGTTATTATTAGCTGCTGTAATGTTACCTAATGAAAATCCTGCTGTTGAAATGACACTTATAAGCCCTGCGGTGTTTGTTGCTGTTAAACCTGAAGTTACTATGTTTCCACAAGAAAAATCAAATTTATTTGCAGAAATACGAACAAACCCACCAACACCAACTGTGTTCAATACATCAGTAATTGATGTGTCTAAATTTCCTATTACAGCATTGTCTAAGTACAACCCTATATTTCCTGAATTACCACTTACTCCTGTTGCGTTTGTTGTAATATTTCCAACTTTTATATTAACAAACCTTACATAGTTTATAAGAGGAACACTTCCTCCAACATTAAACCCATTACCAGCGGCATTACTTCCATCAATATTTCCAATTTCTGAAACATCATAACCACTACCTACAAAAATAATATTTCTATTATAGTTAGCGGTTAAGGTTATTCCACCAACTGTTGCTGATGTTGTGTTGCCCACTATTATAACAACCTTATTTGTTCCGCCTAATGTGGTCTGCAAAGTATTAGCGGCATCATAAGCTGTTTGAGCGGTTTTATAGACATTATTACCATTACCTGTAAGATTAACTAAATCATCGTTATCTTGCACTAAATACACAGCTCGAACTTTACCTAAATAATTAGATGAAATTATATTATTTTTCATCTCGTTTAGTTTGCTTCTTACGCTTGCCCCACTCTCACCATCTCCTATATCTGCTATATTCATTTTTTATATTTTAAAGATTAATCATTCCAATTATTTAAGTCATCCCAAAAGCACGCATCAGCCCAAAAAGAAGTTCCAAGAATCCAACAGCTTACACTTAAATTATATCCCCCTCTTAAAAGTCTTTGACGATTAAAAGTCAAAAGGTTTCCGCAACTCCTTCTTGTGCAATTATTTCTTTTCTTTGCCATTAATTATCAAATAACCAACTCGTAACAAATTTACGCTCTATATTTGAATAGCCGCTTAATTGTCGGGTTATGTTTTTATTAAATATTAAACATTTATTTTCTTTCTGAAACTCAGCGAGAATAACATCAACCGGCATTGTTTCAAAACTCATTAATTCAATTAACTTACTATAATTTTTAAAGGGTACGCAATAACTATGCGTCGTTAGAATTCCTGAGCCAGTTAAAAAATATTCATTATACCTCTTTACACTTGCATTCCATAATGTTCCGCCTAAATAAAGCAAATCATAATCAATTAAAGATTTCATGCCCTCTTTAAACAATCCTCCGACCTCGTTTCTAAATTGACAATCATCCTCCATTATCAAAATATTCGTTGCTCCTTTTTCTTGTGCCAACATCAAGGCGTTCTTGTGCGCCCTCAAACAACCAATTCTTTCTTTTGATATTTTCCCATTGCCAAAAGGAACTTTGACGCCATCGACATACTCAAATTTAAAGCCCATAGCCTTAGCCTGAGCCTCAAAAAAAGCCCTTCTATCATCACGTTCGGGTAAACTAATGCAAACAATCATATCAAAATATTCGCTCAACATTCTCTTTCAATATCTAATTCACAAGGCAAGCAAATAGCATCGTCTTGTCCCCATATTAAATCAAAATCAATATATACTCCTGTAAATTCCATTCCTTCACTTATTCTTTCTCTTACTTCTTCTTTAAACACATCTATATAATGAAAATTTTGCTTCGTTAAAACAATTTGAGGTCGTGCCATTACATTCGTGCTTTTAAATTCTTTCAGTCCCCGAATTAATCTATCGGTAAGTTTATCACTTGAAACTACGTTCGAAAATGATAAAGCAACAATTCTACATTTCGCAGTTGCATTGAAAGTTTTTTGACATGAGGTTAATCTTCTTGCCGGCTCTGAAAATGTAATATTTGGGTCAAATCTGATATAAAAATAATTGCCCTCGCAGTCCGTTATTCCTATATATTTTTTATCCCGATTATCGGTAAACTGAATTACTCGCCCATCGCTTGTCTTAACACCGTTTATAGCGTAATTATCAAAGAAAGGATTTTCTGCCTTTATATAATCTCCTATTTCTTTTATTAAATCTAAGACCATTTTCTTACTATGTCTTTTAAAGAGTTTTGAACGTATGCAGATACAGTGTCTTTAATTTGCTTTCTTTCTTCGTCATTCAAAGAAAATATACTCGTTTTATTTTGTTCTTCTTGATACCCGGAAACATCGGCTCCATATTGCGTTAAAAATCCGAGTGTAGGAATTTCATCTTCGGTTCCTATTTGTATGCTTTCAAACAATGCACCTGTAAATAATAAATCTTTTTTCTCAACTTGCCTTCCCGCTTTTTCTCTTTTCTTTGCATAAGCGGTTGAATAAGGACTTAATGCTTTTCCTTTAGTGTCTTTTGCTCCTTCGCCACCTGAGTAAACTCTCCCAAGTAATAATTCTTGCGCTTTTTGTGCGGATAATAATTCAATATTTCTTGCTAATTTTCTGAAATCAGGAAGCGTTGCGATAATCTTCTTGCCTATTTCATCACTCTTTGCCATTATTGATTGTTTTTATGAGTTTACCAATTACCATATTGCCAATCAATCCGAGTTCAACACAATGCTCGCCTGTTAACGTATCGTAATACCAACCCATGTAAAATATAATAGCAATAACGATAGCACTCATACAAAATCTTATTTGAGTTTCATTCCACCATTTTTTTATTGATATTTGACTAAACCTCTTAGCTTTCGGAAATATCATTGCTAAATTATAAACGAACATTCCTAAGAGCGTCAATAAAATCCCAAGCCATACAGGCACTATTTCATGTAATATTTCCATTATATATAAACTTTTACTTTTAATTCTCGGACATCTTCCTTAACATTTTCAATCTCGTTTTCCAAGTTTTCATGCTTAGTTGCAATTTCTTTAACTGATACCTTAATCACTCCTAAATCATCCGCCATGCGGTCAATAGAAGTAACCAGTCTTATTAAAAAAAAACTAATAATTCCAAGCATCACGCCTGCGGCTGCGACGACAATGGTGGTTAGTGTTATTACCATTATTTTTTTGGTTTTGTTGTGCGTGGCTTACCACATCCACAACCATATTCTCTTATTTTCATGGCGTTTGTTGTGTTATTTTAGTACCGTTACAAGATATACATTCGCCCTTTGTTTGACTAATGAACAATCTTGCGTTATTAATTAATGTTTGATATTTAGCGTTATATATAGCTGTATATTCTTCAATCAACTCCTTTGCTCTGTCTTTCGTAAATAAAGTAATTGCATTTATTCTGTCCGAATAAATAAGTTCACTCAAAAAAACAATTCCAGCTCTGTACCATAATATAAAATAAAATTGGTCTAATAAAGCACAAAAGATATTTTCAAAGTAACATTTTACAGAAGCATACACGCCAACACCGAAACACTTTCCTTGTTCGGCAGTACCGTTCCAACCGTTTACGAATAATCCTTTTCCTTGCCATTGTCCACATCGGCAATCCCACGAACTATTTACTAATGAACATCCATAAGTGTCGAACGCTGTTTGGTCGAACAATATTTTAATTTCTTCTTCGGTAGCTTTATAATCAAACCGAACCTTTGTTATACACCCAGCGACAACCGTTGCTGTTTTCTGAATAGTATTACACCCATCGTAAATTTTTACATCTACGTTACCGTTTTGATTAGCCTTGATATAAACCTCATGTACAAATATCTGTGCTAATTCTGACCGCCATCTTTTTATAATCAATCCCCTTTCAAGGGCTGCGGCAGGAATAATCTCCGGGCCAAAAACATCAACTTGTCTTGATTCAACGATGCTTTGAGAATCAAAACTTGTATATGCTTGTTCTCGAAATTCATCGTAAACATGACGCAATGCCATGTTAATAGAGTGCTGCAAAAGATTATAACCACTTTGCTTTTCTTCGTCTGAAATCTTACTTGCAGATTTTAAAGAAATACCGGGTAAATCATTTATAAATAGATTTGATTCGGGCAATGCGCAATTATTAAAATCACGAATACCGATTATCGTTCTATTTCCACAAAGAATATCGTTTATACACTCCATTTGAAAAAAAGGGGCTAATTAAAGCCCCTATTAAGTTTAACAATAGCAACTTTCGTCTGCGTCTGCTCTGAAATGCAGTGAGCCATTAAATCCGAAATAATCGTCAGTTGCAGCAAATGAATTCGCCGGAATGAAGAATAATTCATAATTCAATGTTAAGCGCATTACATACTTTTCAGCACAATCATCATACTTCCACTTCATATCGAAGGTTAATCCAGTTACGGGGTCAGTAATAGTTGTATGGCTGAATGTTGCGTTTTCTTCACGATATTCGCCAACATACTTGTTCCAAGTCAATAACTGAACATAACCCGGTACTAATCCAATGAAGTGATTTGCTCCTAAGATAGAGTTTACGAATCTATCTCTAAAGAAGTCCATGTTGCCGGCCTGAGAAAGATTAACACCCTCGTCATTACAACAACCAATTCCTACTTGACGAACATAATGTGCTAAGTTACCAGCACCAACAACGATTGGTCTTTGACGAATTCCTAAATCTTCAAAAGATTCCATTACTAAGCTTTCTCCATAATATAATGGCGATTTTTTCACGGTTTCTAATAAAGGAACAGCAACCGCAGCACTTGAACCTCCTAAAAAGTTGCCAAAGTTAGCAGCTTGTTCAGTAATTAAGGCCTTGTTTAATTCAACAGAAAGAGTGTCAATTTCAGCACGAATAACTTGCTCCATGAACATTGAATCAGGCTCGCATAATTTGCGCATCTGTGTTTGGTCGAAGCCCATCCATTTAGTTCCAATGAATTTAGTTACCTCAACTGTTTCTTCAAATGGCTCCTTTTCGATATCAACAGTACAATCTCCATCAGGGTCAGTTGTTATGTCAGAAGACACTCCACGTTGAATGAATTTAATACGCACTTGCTTTTTCTTTCCTGTTCCTGGGTCAACCATTACTTTTTCAACACCCGCTGTATTTTGGGTTGAAATTAAAGCATCAAGGTAACCGATTGGAGTTCTAAGAACAGATGGTGCTTTTCCGTTTAATATTTCATTTAATGATTGTTGCACCTTTTCGCATATACCTTGAGTAAATACGATAAACATTCCATTAAATTTAACGCTCGGCATTACAATTGATAATGCGAACATCGTACAAGTTACGCCAACGAAGGCAGAAGGGGCATTGAAAGCGGTTGATATAATTCCACCGGTCAATGCGCTAATCATGAATGCTCCTAATAGCAACATGAATAGTTTTGATGTAGAGAATAGTTTTTTCATTTTTAATTATTGAATATTAATAAAATTTTGATTTTGTGCCTATATCGGAAGGCTTCCGCAACTATAACTTTTAGATTGGTTAGTTATCAACCACGAAACAAATATAAATAAAAAAGGGGCTAATTGCCCCCTTTGTTTATTAAGTGTTAAAAAATTATTCTTTCGTTGCCGCCTTTGCTGCTTCTAATGCTTCAATTGCTTTTTGTGCGCCTGGAAAAGACTTTGCGGTTTTCTTTTTTTCTTCATCAAGTTCAACTTGTGTTTTCTTTGTTCCGCCCTCTTGACCATTACTTTCTTCGATAAATTTCCATTCTTTAAGTGTTGTATCAAGAATATCGTTAAGTCCCAACAATCCAGTCTTGTCTAATTTTGTTGGATGTACCTTTGTCCCTTTTAAAAAGACTTGCAATTGTTTCTTTTCGTCAATATCAAGGTCGTATAATTCTGCAAGTTTATTATTCAACGCAGGGTAAGCAGCCTCGAATGGAACTCTCAATTTTTTACCCCCTAAAAGCTTAGTTAGTTCGTTATCGATTGACAAGCGTTTTTTGTGGGCTTCAACCTCGGCAAGTTTAGAAGGGATTACTGTTTCTTCAAACTCTTTAACCTTAGTGTTCGCCTCCATAAGTTCCTTTTGTAAATCTTCTATGCTCTTGTCGTTATTTGTCGATGCTTTATTTTTGGCAATTTCAATTATTTCTTTAACGGTTTTTTCTTTGATTTCTTCGCTCGATAAACCGAAAGTCTTTTTTAAATCACGAGTAATAATATCAAGCTGCTTTCCTTTTTCTTCTGATTTAAATTTGTCGATAAATTCTTGGTCGTTTTCAAACAACTTTCTTTGATGCGCTGTTGCCTTTTCAACTAAGTCTTTAATATCGAAGTCGCTTTTATCTTCCTTGGATGCTTCGATTAATGGTTTTGCGTCAGCTTCGGTAATTCCGAAAGCTAATAATAATGCTAAGAGTTTATTCATATATATTTATTTTTTGTTACTCCATGAATCCCGAACAGAAATTTTGCCCTTTACTTCAAATATGTCATTTATCTTTTCTTGGCTTATTTCTTTTGGTTTTTCCATTGTTACCACCTGCGGATTCAGATTCTTTATCTGCTCCGATAGCTTCAATTTTTTCTTCTTTGATTGGTTCGATTGATTCTCTTCCATTGATTTCGTTTAAAAAATTATTATAATTTAACTCTCTCCCGAATTCGTCGCACTCAGCAAGCACTTCGTAATTCATTTTTAAAAGTCTATTATTCTCAATTATAGACTTTGCCTTTTCAGTTAAAACATCTGTTTTACCTGACTTTTTGTTTTTAACTTTGTAAAATAATGACATAATACAAAAGTATAATTTTTTTAATTAAGATAAAAATTAAGTTTTAACAGCAATTGCACGATGCCGACAATTATACCCACCTCTATATACTGAAAAATTATCAACATTCGTTCCGGGTATCATTCCGGATGCTCTCTTTCCTCCAAAATACCCATTTGTTAAAGCTTTATTAATATCAGCTTCTAATTCTTCCTTTTTCAATATTCTTTTCTTAACCCAATGCGCACATTGCGCTCTTGTGTCTGAAATTATTGTCCCGGCATAAAGAAAGCCATCAAGCCCAAGTTCATCAGCAATCGTTTGTTGAATTGCTCCATCGAATTGGCTGATAGCATCTCTTGAAATCTGTCCAGCATACCTTCTTAAAACGCTTTGCTTTTGAGGTGTTGACACGACATAGCTTTCAATTATCTGTTCAGCATCGGCAATAGAGCCACCAAACGTAATATTTCTATACAATGCCTCTCTCATGGGGTTTATAAATTCGGCATCTATCCCTGTCCCAACTAATTTATCAAGAGCATTCTGAACTTCGAGTTTTTGAATACCAGTTAAAGTACTATTTTGAATAATTACATTATTAGCGATTTCATGAATAGCGATGTTATTGGCCTTAATTTTAGCGAAATTTTTTAATAGTTCTTTTACTTTATCCTCATAACCCGCTTGATTCATAGCGTTTCTAATTCTTGATTGCATAGACGCTAAAAAATCAATCGCTTTTTGATTGCTTGTAATCTTGCCGCCTTTTACATCTACGACTTTTAATATTTTTCGGATTTCATCAGCGATGAGTAATTCTAATGAAGAAACGGAAGCTTCAAACTTAGCCCCTCCGTTTTCAATAATTTCTTCGCCCTCTCTTATTTTTTTATCAATTGAAGCCATTACCCTCCAATGTCATCGATAAATAAATTAGGCTTTGGCTGTAAGAATGGCTTTATTTTTTCATCGAACATAATCTTTAATTTGTCCAAAGGCGATTCGATAAACTCTCGAACACCTATTTCATAAGCCATTTGTTGAAGAATTGTGTACGCATAAATTGAACTTGTTGCTTGGTCGTTTGCAACTGCCCCAGAGGCAACCATATTTGTCTTTTCCTCAGATGTATAAATATACAAAGGGTCGTAAACGGAAATAAAAATAAATATTTTTTCACTTAACGGCTTACCCGAAAATCTTTTCTTGGCCAATTCAACCGATGCTTGTGCCATGAAGAAGTTCGGGGCGTTACCTTGCTTTAGAACAGTAATTTCGTTCACTAAATCATCTTCATTCTTAACCCAAAATGTTGATGGCTTAATTATAGCAACATCACTTTCATTAACAGGAATTACGTTTATATACCCATCGATAAATTTTAAGGAATTCAAATAAATATTATCAAAAATATTATTCCCTATTTTTGTAAGCATAGAATATTGTCCCTCTTTATCAAGTTGCTTTGCTACGCCCGACTGATTAACACCAACGGTTAAATCTATATTAAGGCTATTTTCAGCCCATTCAAGTAGCTTTTCCCAACTCTCTCCGCTATACTTAACATTCTCAACATTCGGCTGAATAAACCTAACTGAGGGTATTTCATATGGCAAATTAGCTTCAAAATTTTCTTGTGATTTACTCAATACTTTTCTTTCGATTACCGAATAAGGACTTGCTGTTTTGTTTCTTAATTTTAATTTCCCTTGGCTGACTTGCTTTTCAAATTTTTGTTCATTCTCGGAAATATTATTTGAAATTTTACTTATAATATCAACATCGCATTCGGCTTCGAATACTTCTTTAATCGGATGAGTACTGGAAATCATTACAGCTTGCCAATCCGAAAACTGTCTAATAGCCTCGTTGCCAAAGGCTAAATAAGGAGCGAAAAATGATTCGTAATATCCTGCGGCTGTTTTATCTCCACCTAATGTGATAACGGGAAATTCGCCAAGTCCATGCTCATAAATATCTTCACGAATCCATTTAGGGCTCGATTTAGTTCCCTCTTGATATAACTTAATAAACCATTCCTTGGTAAATATGCAATATACTTTTCCGCAATACTCAACACCTCCGGGTACTCTCAGGGGTGTTTTTTCGTCTGATAAATAAGAAAACACATTCTCGTCGGAATAATAAAACTGAGATGAAAATATCAATTTTGGTTTAGGCGTTATTTGAACAGATGAATCCGTTAATCCCTCACCACTTGGAAGCCAAACTAAAAACCCATTCGGGTCTTCAATCATTCTTTTCATTACGACCTTCTGAATATATAATTCAAAGTTTAGTTGCTCGTTTTGGTCTTTGAATTTTGCAGTTTTAATAAAGTCTTTAACCTCGTCATTAGCATCAATAGTGTAATTAACAGCATTTACAATACGAAACAAATCATCGAATGACTTATTCATTGAGCCATAAGTAATTGCTTCGTAATTTTCAATTCTGTAATTATAAATGCGTTCTTCTTCGTTCGGGCGGCGTTTTAAAAGCAATTCTTTCGGAAGTCTTTTCCGGGTGTGAACAGCCATTTCTTCGAAAATTTCAACCCATTTAGTCTTTAACTCGCTTTCGGGTAGTTTAAGAAACGCTTTTATATATTCATCAATGGTTTCAAACATTGCCAATCCTTTCTTGTATTACTGTTTTTTTATCAATATGAAACCGCTTGTTCATTCCGTATGCGTTGGAGTATAATTCAACTAATTGATTATACATTCTTTTTGTTTTTTCTTTTAAGGAATTTCCACCAATCGCTAAACCCCAAAAGTTCTTATAAATTTGTTCGCTTGTCATTTGTCCGCTTACTTTATCAAAGTATAGTAAGTGCGAATACTCTTGAGAGTAATTCGTTTGACTTAACGCTACATTAAAACAATATTCATCAGGCTTTCCTCCTGCCCAATTAATAACCGGTGCGCCTAAATCAGAATAAACCTCTCTTGCTTTTTCAAATATTTCATTCGAAGATTTAGTAAAATAAAACGTTCCGCTAACTGTTTGCGGCAAATTGTTTTTTAAATCAAAATATCGAACAATACTTGGAGCCTCGCCCCAGTAAGTATAATTACGATTTGTTTTAACTCTTGTTTTTACGTTATATTCTCCATTGTACCCAATATAAAAATCTCTTTCTCCTAATCTATTAAATAAATTAGTTAAATCCTTTTTAGGGAAAATAATACTATCGACATCAATATAAAGTGTTCTTTCAAAATCTGTATATTTATCAACGCATATTTTTAACCTATGATATTGTGGCTTGGAATACTCCTTAATCAAATAATCGGAATTTTCTGCGTGTTTCAGTATGTCAAAAAACGATTTTTCTTTTTCTGTTAAGTTGTTAATACAATCGTCGTGGATTAATAATATCGGAAGTTGGGGGGCGTAAGCCTTAATACTCATTGCTAAGTTTAAGGCGTTCGCCGCATACAACTCATAACCCAAAGCGATTAATATTATTCCCTCTTTATGAATAACAGCTTTCTGTTACAAGATAGGATTTAAGAACATCAATAATTCCGGGAATGCTTACAGGAGTTATTAATTCCTTTTCAGAAATTGTTATAATTCCATCTTTGTAATTCATTCCATCTTTAGTATCTTCTATTACATCGCCAATCTCAATGTCCCATTCTGCATCAGTTTTGTAAACTAATTCGTCGCAAGTAATCCAACCTAATGACATATATTTTTTATTTGCCACGATTGCATTCCACCACTCGAAATCAGTTAAATCAGGGTCAGCATTGAAATCTTGGAAGCCGATTGTTTGAGTTCCTGAAATTGTTTGCTCTGGCCCACAAGATGTAATTCTTCTTTTTGTGAAAGAACCTTTGTCTTTCTTACCTAACAAATTAGGGCTTACATGAAGAATACCTTGACAGATTGCCCATTTAACATTATCTAAGTTTGTTAATGGGTCGGTTTGTCCCGGTGCTGGTGGATTCGGATAAACCAAATCAGGGTCGCATTTTAAAAATATTAAATAAGGGATGCCACCTGGGCGATACGTTACATCACATCCCTTGCTCCAATCGTTAATTGGAATTGCGCTGCCGCATGAAGGATTACAAATTTCCATTTGTTTAAATTTTAAGATTTATAAATTTAGTGAGAAAGCACTTTTGACTTCAAACACCTTTAGCAAGGTGTCAGCTTGTAGCGGAGCAAGGAATTGAACCTCGTTTCGTGGGTTATGAATCCACCGTTTTACCGTTAAACTACTCCGCATTAACTAAAACAACATAACAAATTTAATTCTTATTCGCATTTGAAATTTATTTCGCTGCATTTTTTATTAACTTGAGTATTAACAACCCACATTTGACCTTGTTCGTTGTTTTTCTCAAATTCGGCTCCGGCTATGTATTCAATATCGTCAATATAAAGTTCTTTTGCGTTAAAACAAAGTGCTATTTTATCAGCAACATAAGGAGGAACAAGTCCTGTTCTTAAAGCAAAGGAATCTGTTTGAGTGCTTGTTTGGTTTTTATTATTAACCACCGTTTTTGTGAATATGAAATTCTCTTTTACAAGTTCAGCAATTAGTCTTATTTGTGCCTTAAAGTCATTCGGAGCGACACCAATATCGGTTGTGAATTCGCCATAATAATTACCGTTACAATCATGTCCGGGATAATACCCTTCAATCAATATCGTGTTTTCGCATTTTACCCGACAATAAGGCTCTGTGAATATTTGACTTACTCCACTTCCGCATACCTGAATAGAACATTCAAGTTCTGCTTCTTCTGGCGTTTTCCCCTCCCCTATTTTTGTGGCAACACAAGCATCATAAATAATTTCATTCGGCGTGCAGTTGAATAAATACATTGACAAATACCAACAATCTAAAGTAAGAGTTGAAGTATCAATAATTACATTAATATAATTGTTATCGTTTGAATCTCTCCCTATCTGAGTAGTAATATAACTTGCTGAATCAATTGGTAATTGTGTTTCTCCATCAATAATTTTAGGAAGGATTTTCCAAAACGCAGCGTTATCGGAAAAGAATTGATAATATATTTTATCGCCAGCAACAAATGGATTGCAATATTTTTCATCCTGCCCACATAAGTTATTGCACCATAATTCGCTTTCATTGTTACCGATTAGCGAATCTTTACAAGGCTGTATTTTATAATTTCGTTTCGCTGTCCAAGAATCATTATCTTGCGGAACATAAACAATTGGTTGATTATAGAAATATACGCCCATTAGATTTTTTTTGCTATTACTGATACTTTATATTCGTTTCCTGTTGATGTTTCTGAATCGGCAGTTAATGCTGTTTCGTCAATGCAGAACAACGCTTTTAGCGGTGTAGTTTGCTCGAAAAATTGTTCTTGCGCATAGATAAACGGTGTTGTTAATTGACCTAATAAAGCGGGGTTCCATGCTTCGGCTTCAAGTATTGTTGATATACTTCCCGGTGCTGGGTCAATATTAGTTATAAGATAATAACCAAGTGCTGGATCGATCACAATTGGGTCGGCAATCTCTCCTTGCAAACACATATCTTCGCCCGGACACCAAAACAGCTTAGTATCAAATGGCGGATTTTGGGCTGTTATTTTTAAAATGGTGTCAGGCTGATAATCTTTAACGAATAGCTTTTGAGTGAAAACAATTATATCGGTAAATGGCGTTATATAGTCATCGTAATCTAATTGAAGTTTCCATTCAACTAATAAATTTTTCGCTCCCCAATATTGGGTTGATTGCGGTGTTGATGTTGGCACTCCATTCGCAACGCTTGAAATATTTGTAACATTCGCCTCGTATCTATTTCTCCATTGGGCTGTTAGTTTTATTATATTGGGCGTTGAATAAAAATCTAATGTTATCCCTTTTCCGCTTTCGTATGTTGTCGGGTTTACTTTCTTTGAAACCCTTATGTCGTAAAATTCTTGAAATATACCCGGATAGCCCGATAAATAATATTCTTCTTTTATAGTGAAATTAACTTCCGTTAAATATCTTCTTATATCATTAGGCACAACAATTCCTAATCTGTTTAAAATATCGGCAGCAAAAGAATTAGCTGAAATATCAATACTTAATTCTGATATCATTCTTTCTTCAATCGTTGCTGTTAAGTCATTGCCGGTATAAAGCAATTTGTTATCCCCTATTTTACCTGAAATATCAGTCCATGAACCAAAATATGGAACATCGGCGTTCGTATCAAATTCATCACTCAAGAATGATGTTACTTCATTATTTGTCGGAGGGTTGTTGTAGTAAACGATTGCAATTAACCTATATTTATACCCACTTACAAGTGTTGTTTTATCTATTTTAAATGTCCATTTATATGTTGTACCAGCAACAAGCGTTGGTCCAGTATATGGCGTTTTAAATTTTACAGTTGACACTCCGACACCTGTAATCTCTGCAACGTCTAATTCGTAATTCGTTTCCCACTGAACAGTTTGGTCGTTTGTATCTGTTCTTATACACTTAACAACAAGTGCAGGAGTAGCAATCGGCGAATCGCATCTAAATTCAACATCGGTGTCTTGAATGAACGAAAAACCGTTTACTGTTACACCGTTTCTTGTTAATAAAAATTGAGGGTTTGTAAAGTACGGAGCAACCCCATATTTCCCTTTATTATAAAAGCCAGCCCCATATCCGTATTGCGGATTCCATTCGAGGCTGCCGAAATTACCCGGTGCGCCTGTGTCCTCCATAAAAATATAAGTCCGTATATCATTATTCACAGATGAATAAATACTCGTTGCGGTCGCATCTTCTGTTGCACCTTGTCTTTTTTCAACTAATAATCTATCTTTATTGACATCAAATTGTGGGGTGGTATAATCAAGCACATCATAAGAATGAATGAAATAAATCCAAACTATAAATTGAAAATTAGTAATCGGTTGCACGAAAACGGCATTAATCTTTCCCGGTAGGGGCAAAGGAGTAGATGGCGATTGATAATTACAAGCCAAATTTAACCCTAAAGAAATTGATGAACCTAATGTTACAGCCCAATATGAATCGCCTTTTCCGACGATAGAATTAACATAAGAATTCGGCAAGAACAATCCCGGATTAATGTAAATATTAGAATTTTTGATATTCTTGTCAGAATCAACAGTTAGTTTCAATAGCTTTTTTTCTCCAATTACACTTGGGCAGTTAATCATCAGTCCATCGATGTAATCCGTTGGGCTATACGCTGTGTATTCGGGTACTGTCCGAATCCTTGAATCTGATATTGATAAACTTATTGCCATTATACTGTTCCATTTATAATCATTACGTTACTCGCAAAATTAATACTTATTTCATTCACTTTCCCTTTGCCCTCTGAGGTCATTATCATTCCTTGCAAATCAATTTTATTTAGCAATTCACAATTGAATATTATTTCAGCCGAAAAGTCTTTCCCCTGAAAGCCTGTTAATTTCGGATTATCAATATACCAAAAATTCGTGTAAAGATTTCCCGGATAATTAGCATTAAACCACATTGGGTAATTATAAAACTGATTAGCCGCAACATCAGGAAAACCCGCAAAATAATAAGCTGTTGGGTCAACCTTTGCGTTTGCAACACCTGTGTTCGTGTCCCATATCAACAACATAGGCGTATATGTTTGATGGGCATTCATTAAGATAGTATTTTTATACTTCTTAATTACCGGCCCAATTGAAGGAGCCCACTCATAATTAGTTAATACATCCCTATCAATGCCATCATCCCTAAACCTTGACGCTGAGAAATTAATCAATGGTTTAAATTCCCCTTTTTGGTTTGCAGAATAAGGCACATTCCACCCAACAACATCACCCCAACGACTAACAGCCTCGCCCCCGACCCAATTAATACCATCTTTTTGATAATATAGCGACGCATACGAATATCTATCTTTCGTGCTCCAAGTCCAACAAACCTCGTTCACTTCGGGATAAGTGGTTAAATCAAGCCAAGGCGTTGAAGGAACAAAATAATCACGTCTTTCAAATACTAAATCATTTCCGTTAATTTTATAATCGGCATTGAACACCGACTTCATTTCATTAAAAAACTGAGTACCGTTTAAAAGAGGCTTGTTATCATCAATCCAATAAGTTGTTGTATCGGTTTCGATAATTCCCTTTTTTATCGGAGCACTCAAATAGCAAAGATTATAATACTGCGAGTTGACATCATTTAATATGCTTGATTTAAAATTCAACCCGCACTTGCCACATACATTTGTCGCATAATCACGCACTAATGGAGCTGGGTGCTTTCTGCCACATCCAACAATAAAGGCATATAACAAATTCAATTGATTTTGAAGGTCATTTATAGTGATTTGAGTGTTGCCTCCAATTGATATTTGATTGATGTTAGTATTAAGATTGTTGTTTAGAAATGAAATAACCGCATTAACCGTATTAAAAAGAAGAACTAAAGAAGCTATTAAAGGAATCCAAAAAACAATTTGTGTTGCGGTGGCCACCGAGAGGATTATTAAAACATCGTGCATCCAATCAGGTCGTAATTCGTTACAGTAAGCAAAACGTGGATGTTGTTTAGATTTAAAACCATTGTAATCATCCCATATTAAAGTATTCTTTAAACATGTAAGTTTATCCTCGGCTGTTGTTTTTTCGACTGCGGCAGCATTTAATTCACATTTATTCTCGCACCATTTTAACCCCTTGTAAGTTACATTGAACTCATAAATTTGAGCATTTGAACAACAATCGTTTTCAAATCTTAACACAACTTTATTTTCGAGAGCGGTCGCTGATTGAACTAATTGCGCATAAAGATAGTCGTATTCTTTTCCCGAAAATATCAAATCGCCGGTAAATGAAAAACCAATCTCGCCCGTTTCTGTTTGCCTTCTTAGTGTTATTGAAGGATTTTGCAGCGATTCAACCGGATTGGCTATTATTTGATTATCTAAATAAACTTTCATTTTGCCATATTGCGGATATAATCTTGTCTTGCTTTTACATTCGATAAATGAACAGAGAAACCATTTTCGTCTATATTAATTGCAGAACTTTGATTCTTAACAATTTTAATAAGCATATTCATTTGGTCTTTTAACTCAGTTACCTCAACTCTCGTATTATAAATAGGAGAATGTTGTCTTATTTCCTTATTCATATTATAATAATCGAATGCTCGAACCTTTTTATGCCAATCATGTAAGTCAATCTTGCCTTCGTGAACGCCTTGAAAGATATCCTTATATTTTCTTGTGTTTTTGTGATTGAAAATAAACTCGTCTTTGTGGTAAGTGTAAGGCTTGCTTCCTACTTTATTACTAACTTCTTTCGGATTTCCACTTCCTGTATATCCCTCATATAAACCGCCTTCATAAAACGCCGCTTGTGATGAAATAGCCCTTGCAGACGCAAGCCCAGCGACTAATGCAAGTAAAGCCGCCGCAATCGTTACCCCCGCAGCAACACCACCACCTTGTGCCGCTGCTTTAGAAACCGCAATTGCGGTATTCGCAATTAATTCAACCGTTGCCAATGCTTGTTGTTGTCTAACAAATTTCTCCTTTTCTTTATTTAGATTATCAAGCCTTTTTTGCTCCTCTTGCAGCAACTCAGCATTCCCTTGTTCGGCTATATTCCGAGCATCGTCAACTCTTTTTTGTTGCAATGATGTTTGCCCTTCGATTTCTTTAATCTTAGCGGAAAGAATTTGATTCGTTGCTGATATAGCCGCATTAATTATTTCCTCGGTATAAGCAATATTCTCAAGTCGGCGTTGTTTTTTCGCCTCCTTTTCTAATAACGATAATTTTTCTTGCTGTTTCTTTGCTGCTACCTCATATTTTTTCCCACCGGCTTGCAATATTAATAATCTTTGCTTTTCGTATTCAATATCAGAAAATAACAACTCGGAATTCCTTGCGTTTTTAAGTTTTAATTCTGTTTGCGCTGTATCTTTTTGGGAATCAATTTGGCTTTGTGATTCTTCTACTTCCAATTTATTTAACTCAATTTGCCCTTTTAACAAGGCTTGTGTTGCTTTTAGTTTTATATCATTTAGTTTCTTTTCTTCATCCTCCGTTGACAACCCTAATTTTTTCCTTTCTTCGATATTTTTTTCTTGTAAGATAATTAATTGGTCAAAATAATCTTGCTGTACATTGAACCGCTGTTGCGCTTCTTGAAATTCTGATTGTTCAATAGTGCTTAATATTATTTCAGCAGATTCCTTTTTTCTTTCTAATTCTTTTTCCGCTCTTATCTCATCACCCTCCAATATCGCAAGGTTTTTATCATTATTGAAATTGACTTCTTGTTGCGATGAAATCTTAGCAAGCAACACTTTCGCCTTTTCTCTATCAGCTACGGTTTTGGCTTGTTCTAATGCGTTTTTCTGTAATTCTATAAACGCTTCCTTCTCAAGTTCTTTTCTTATTTTAAAGACCTCGTTTATTTGTTCTCTCGAACCCTCCCCGAAATTATTTTTAGCGTTAAAAGTAGCTGTTTTTACTTGTTCTTCCCTAAGTTTTTTTTCTAAATCAGTAAATAATGCTCTAATGTCATTGGCGTATTTTATTGCGGCGTTTTTTCTTTTTAATAATAATCCAGCATCTATTTCAGCTGACTTTGTTTTTAAATCAAGTATTTTATTTGCAAGGTCAATTTCTTCTTTCTTTTCTTCATCTGTCAAGGTTTTATGGTTCTTTCTTCTGCTTTCCGCTGCTTTAAAAGCTACCCCTAAAGTTCTTATTTGTTGATTTATTGCTTCTTTTTCGAGTTTTTCGGTTTCTAATCCAGCCGCTTTTGCTATTGCGATTCGTCGTGCCGCAACCTTTTCTTGTTGGTCTGCGAGGGCTTGCCCGTTTTTAATTAAAGATTCATTCGCTATGTCAAGTGCGTGAGTTGTTAATCCGATAGCATCACTTAATTCAAAAAATAAATTTATTGCTCCTTTTATAATCTTTCCAATTCCGGTAAAAACCTCACCAATCAAACCACCCGATGCTTTTAATTTATCGAAGTTTGCAATTATAGCAACTATTGCGCCACCGATTAAAAAAAGAGGATTTGTCAATAATGCTTTACCTACTTTAAGAAGTGTTGCTCCCAAATCAGATAAACCTTTCAAACTCTCTTTAAATGTTATTGACTTGGTCGCAGCGACTAATAAATCAGCTTTTTTTGCTGCCCCTTTAAAATCTAAAAATGCAAGTTTGCCCCCTATTTCACCAAGTAATGTTCCAACTACTTTAAACTTGCTATCTGACGCAAACGCTGATGCAGCTTCTTTTGCATCGTCTAATTTATTTTTTATTTCTCCTGCCTGCTGTGCTAATTTTGTAAATTTTTCCGGGTCTGTTGTTGTTGCAAGTTGCGCTTTTAGAGATTTTAATTGAGCGGTCAAAGATTTAATTGCAGCCTCTCCTTTTTTACCAATATCATCGACCACCGCTTTTCCTGTTTTCTTTGCTGTTGGGTCTGTATCTTTAATTGTGTTTTTTAATTTCTTTTGCCCTTCATCTACTTTTTTAATCGATTCCGCTGCATTTTCTCCGAATGTTTTTGTTGTCTTTGTCGCATCCTTTATCCCAGTTGTAATAGAAGATACTTGCGCTCCTTTGAACGCATTATTTATTTTAACCGAAAGCGTTTCGGCTTCTTTCGTTGTTGTTTGTTGATTTTTATTTAGTCCCTCAATGCTCTTATTTAGATTATCTACGGCATCCTTGTTCTTCTTTAATTCCTCGGTGTATTTCGCTGCTTGTGAAGGCGAGTTTGTTTTTTTTCTCGCAGCAAGTATATCAGCTTCTTTCTTTAGTAACTTATTTAATTCAGCTTCTTGTTTTTTTATCTCGGCATTTACTTGACCGTATTTCTCGGCCACCTTGTTAATCTCGGAAATTACTCCTTGACTTTCTGCTTCAAGCTGAAATATAACCTTAAAAACATCCGCCATTTCATATAAATTAAAGTGTTTTTGTTATAATGAAAACGAAACAGAGAAACCCAAATTGTCGACCTGTAACTTTTTGCTGAGGCTGAAAATTCATAATCTCATTAAAAGGCGTTATGTGCCACGTTAATAAATCAATTTTTAAGCGTAAATGTGTTTTCTTTTTTGCTTCTACTTTTTCCATACTGTAAATTTAACTTGTTATTGTTAATAATAAATTATAGACTTATAAAACTTTTTTAACTTTTCTTCCCTTTCTTTATTCCCGAACTATCAAATCCTTTTTTCATTTTCTCTATTTCCTTATTTGTTCGTTCGACTTTTTCTAAATATGAATCTAAAATCGAACAGAATTCAATATATGAGTTGTCCATTAATGCTTTTATATCGGAGGCTCTGCCTTCGCAGGCAAGATAAATTATGTCGTTGATGAACTTTCGTCCCTCGTCCATGCGTTCGTCGCTATATATCGATGGACTCTTTTTACTTGGTTTTTCATTTCCTCCAAATAAATGCTTAAATCTGTGTCGGGTAGTTCTGAAAATTGTTTCATAAGGTTGAGTGCAATTGGCAAAAAAAAACCACGCACGTCAGGGTCAGATTTGTATAATTCTCTTTTCTTATTATTAAATGCCTCACTCGGAGTTTTAACATTCTCGCCATCAATAAAAAAATAAAGACAAGCCAAGTCGAACATGGAATTTTCTTCCACGATATAATTTAGCCGGAACTCCATTTCTTGAATAATAGAATGTGAATAAACAATGTCTTGATTATTAACTCCCTTTTTATACTCTTGTATAAGAGCCTTCATTTCTTTTTTTGACAAGCACATTTCGGAATAACGTCTTGCTTCCTCTGCCGAAACTCCACGCTCAGGGCTAATTGTTAAAGGGTCATGGTGGGCGTAAAAATTAACGCCACTTTTTGTTGTGAATACTATTTTTAAATTCGGATTGTCTTTGGTTGCTAACATAGTTTACAAATGTAAAAAATTATACATAAATATATTAAATAAATATCGAGCGCAATCTAAAATGTCGGCTTGTTGTGTCGGGTCGTTTCTATTAGTTTTATCAATTCCGCCATCAAGAGTGGTGCGAACATTCTCTAAATCAAATATTAAATGCCTACACTTTTCTTCGTGCATTTCGACTGGGTAATTTGCTAATATTGAATTAAACAATACTTGGTTTTCTTCTAATCTCGGATTGACCGAAGGAACTTTCATTTGATTACCCGAAATACCAAGCATTTGTTTTATAACCACATAGAAATTAAGATTGTCTTTTACTAATGCAGATGTGTTTTGTCCCGAAGCATCCCCGGTTACCATATAAACATAATCCTTATAATGAACAAGAATATAGTTACAAAGCGCATAAATATCGGAGTTGTTTAATTTAATCGCTTCAATAAATTTCCACTTATTATCGTACCATTGCGCCACTAAGCACGAAATCGGATTTTTATTAAAGTCAAAGGACAAATAAAGTAATTGGTCTTTTTTTAGTTCGGGTCTGCCTAAGTGCTTTTTTCTATCAAATGCAAACGCCCAAAGATTATCTTTATTCGAAAAATCAGTCCAATCGCCTTCAATAAACTGCTTTTGATACCGTTCAGCCATTCGCCCCCAAGCATCCCATTGCTCGGTTGTTACATAAGCGTTATCGCTCGGCAAAGCGTGCTGGAAGTAATATGGTTCTTTTAATTCATTTCGCCTCCATTTATCATATATTTCACTTTTAATCCACGTTTGCGTTGGATTGAATGTACTTAACGTAATTGGCTTCGGCATTTTAGGAATGTACCAAGAACCATTCCTTGATTGTCCTATTTCCCACAACTTCTTTGAAAGTTCTTCTATCTGTTCAAACCATAAGCCATTAGTTTCAAGTCCGAGTAAATCGTTTAATTCGGGGTCATGGGAAATATTCTCGCCCCGAAAAAAAATCTTAGCATCCGATTTTTTGTTATAAATAAAGAAATTTGATTTATCTCTATTCCATCCCCACTTAGGGCTTCCGGCAATAATCTTTTCAAATGTCGGTACAGTTGTGGCTTGAAGGGCAGGCATATCGGCACGAAATATATGCCATCGTGAATTTTCGAACACCGTTGCAGCGGTTAAGAATACAGCGGAGCAAGCAACTGATTTTCCACCCCTGATTGCGCCTCCATAACTTAGATTTCTGTAATTATTCAGCCCATACAAGGCTTCAATACATTTATTATAAAATTCTTCTTGCTTTGGATTTTGTGATAAATCAATTATCATTCTTAGCCAACTCTTTTAATTGCTCATAAATCAATTTTGCTTGATATTTTTGCCAAAGGGCAATTAGTTTGCAAATAGCTTGATTTACTTTTTTTATTTCGTTCGTCATAAGTCTATTATTGTTCCGTTTGATAGCGTGATTTTAGTTGGCTCTTTGTTTAAACTCTCCCCATCTGTTGTTACATCAACCTTTTTCGGAAGCACAAAATCCATTAATTTAACCATAATCTTTGCCCATTCTCTCGGTTCTTCTGTTTTTAATTTACCCATAACTTTGTTGAAATGTGCACTCTGATTATCTATTGCCGCAACAATTAGTTCTTTTGCTTTAGCTGTTGATTTATTCGGAATCCCTTTAGTTCTTCCACCTTTTTTATCGTTACCTTTTTTATATGACATCTTAATTCTTTAAACTACTTTATTATCAATAAGTTATGAATTTTTATTTTATTAATCTTCTGTAAATGATTCTTTTTCAATTTGTTTTGCTGCATCGTAAACAAAAAATCCCGAAATAAGTAAGGCTAAGAATAAGAATATTGCTATTCCTATTGCTATTGATATAAACCAATCTAATTTATTGTCGGGTTTTATAATCAAATAAGGTAATAAAGACAAGCTTACATTTACATATATCACGCAAATAGCTACATAAACAAGTAATATTCGGCTTTGTATTTTTGGTTTTATAAATTTCATTTTACAAAAGTAAAACTATTTTTTTAAAAATAAACGTCTGTTAATAATTAAGTAGCCTCCCTTATTAAAGGCATCATAAATCACTCCGTATGTGTATTTGTTAGTTTCAAACCCGGCCATTAGTCCTAAACTTGGCTTGTTATTCATCCACCCAGGGGCTAAACCTACGTTGATTCCTTTTTTTATTCGGGTTTCTGTAATCTTTATTGGTCGATATGAGTAATCTATCTTTAAATCGTTTAATGCGTTTCGTGAAACGGTTGCATGATATCGAACCTTTGCAGTATCGTTGAATATTGAATCGAAATATTGTCTTTCTTTTAAGTAATCCTTTACAACAAGGTCGGAATCTTCCTTCGTCATTATTTCATAAGTGTTATATTCAATTATTTTCTCTTTATAAACTGTTGGATTAGTGAAAGTGTAGGTTTTAATTATCGGCTTTTTATCAAGACTTACTTTAACCGTAATGTTTTGCGTATTCCCTCCGTTAATCATAAATAGAAGAATAATAACAGCAATTGCGGTAATTATAAGATTTGCAGATATGTTAGTTAGTCTTTCTTTCATCGTATGTGGCAATCTCGATAAAAACTTCCCGAATCTTCATCTCCCGAATTACACTTTTTTTCGGCATCTTGCTTTTTTGCATTAATCGGGTAATCCATAACCGAAACATTGCCGGTTGAATAATCAAGCGTTTGACATTCGCAATCGTATCTTTTTGCACAGCTTGTTAGGAAAATTCCTAAAATTAAAACGTATTTCATAATCCTTTATAGTATATGTTATTTTCATTAATTCCTATTTCTTTGCAGAACAATTGAACATTAAACGAGGGGCAAGCTTTAGTAGCAAAATCGTAATGCCCAGCAACTTTAATATTCGGATGCGCTGCCACGAATTGACGAATGTAATTTCCTAAAGCGAGTTTTTGCGCCATTGTTCTCGTATCTTTTGCTCGTTTACCCGATGAATCTAATCCACCGACATAAACTATATGTCGTGAAATTGAATTCAATCCACTTGCTCCGTTGGTTATTTCTCTCGGCTGAACAATATCGTCATTATTATATGGCACTAAATTCTCAAGTGTTCCATCAAGATGAACCATATCTGAATATCCGACTTGCTTCCAACCACGACCTTCGGGTGGTTTTGACGTGTGCATTTTACGAATCTGAATAGAGGTAATATTTTGCCCCTCCCTTGTCGCTGTACAATGGATTATTAAATAAATTAATTTAGCCATTTTTCTTATTCTTATTGATTTTTGATTTATTTATTTCCCAAAGCCGAATAACAATGGTTTTTCTTGCTGCTTTAAACTGTTCTTTATCTTTTAGTTCGCCGCAATCAATTACCATATCTGCAACATTCTCGAATTCAACCATTTCTATTTTATTAAAAATCTTTGTGTTCGATAGGCTTTCAAATATTATCTCCCTTGAGTTTTTTTGCTCGTTTTTTAAATAAAGGTAAACCATTATACAAATTTAAAAAACAATTCGATTATTTGCATCCATTCCCGGAAATACCGATAAAAGTACAGAATACTCATGTTTGCTCGCTGATTCGCCCTTTGCAAGTCTTTCGGCTAAATTAATTAATCGGGCTTCTGTATTTTCCACAATCATTATCGCATCATTTATAGGGCTTTTTAAGGCGGTTGCATCTTCGAGTTTATAAACCACATAATTTATATGCCACCAGCTTACACCTGTTTTTTCGGAAATCTCCTTTTTAGAAACGCCTTTTAAATAAAGAAGAACGATTTGCTCTTTTTTCTCGATGCTTATTTGTTGATGTATTTTCATTCTATTATATTTTTAATTCCTTTGCAAAGCTTACCTATCCACTCTCCTGAATATTCGGGAAAGAATACAAGGGTTACTAAGGTAACTATAACCACTAACAAAGTTAGTATCTGCGTGGTGTAGTATAGGGTTATGTATGTTCTTTTGAACATTTGTACATTATTTTGCACTTCTTTACTCATAACTTATTGATTGTTAATTATGGCGTGTATACTGTAGTTACCAGCAATGCCACCGACACCGCTAAAACAAACGTAATTGTGATTTAAAGTCATTAAAACGCTTTTCTTGTTTCTCATAATATTCTTGGTCTATTTCAAATCCCACAAAGTTAAACCCGCCTTTATACGCTGCTATTCTACTACTTCCGCTTCCTAAATGAGTATCTAAAATCAAATCATTTGGCTTTGCGTAATTTTGTAAAATCCAATCGTAAATATTTATATGCTTTTGGCAAGGATGTATTTTGCCTTTAAATGTATAATCAACTTTCAATTTGCCGTCAAATCCATTCATATTCCCAATATCTGAAAACCGTATCATTTTACATTTGCCATCAAAAGAAGTCCATGCCAATTCAAATTCATCAAACTCTCGTTTCCCTAAATATCCAGCTTTTATAACTGATTTGTCCCAGCATATCCATTGGCGTTTTATTGGCAAATTAAAGTAGTTTCCACCCCACACAATTTGATTTTTAGACACTCTAAATAACTGCTCCCAATATTCGTCTGTTGGTCTTTCTTTGTCCCATTCAGCTATTTCAATCCCATAAGGCGGATCAACAATCGCCAAATCAAAGTGGTTATCTGCATAGCGTTTTAATGCCTTTACACAATCTTCCAAATAAACCTCCGATGAAGGCACTGCTGGTAACACTGTATAACCGTCAATGGCGGGGTTCGTGCTTAATCCAGCGTTTGTGCTTTCTATTATGTTTTGTTCTTTATTCATACTTTTTGCTTTTTAATCCGCCACTGCGGTTATACTTTTACGTTAGGCGTAATGTTAGAACAGCGTTTCCGACAGACGTTTGACTGAAATATCATAATATGCTTTTTCTTTTTCTATGCCTATAAATTGACGGTTTAACATTTGACAAGCTAAACCAGTTGTATTTGAACCCATACAATTATCTAACACTATATCATCTTCATTTGAGTAGGTAGAAACTAAATACTCTAATAATGATAAAGGCTTTTGAGTTGGATGTAATCTAATTCCATTACAGTTTGGTACTCCTTTAAAAAACTGTACACTTTCAGGGTATTTACCTCTTTTTAGTTCAATACCTTGCTCTCCTGCAAAAGATAAACCACCATTTATACTATTAGTACTTTTTTCTAATTGTTTACTCCTATTTACCATTTCTCCATCTTTAAACCTTTTTTTAGTGCTATCCGAATACTCTTGAAATATTGGATTGTAAGTAGGTTTATTTTTGTAAAAAACTAAAATATTTTCGTGTCGCTTCATTGGTTGAATTTTTGAAGTTGCAAAACCACCCCCAGTATTTTTGTGCCAAATAATTTCATACCTAAATAACTTTCTATTGCTATTTATTAAATCGGTTGTAAATGGTTGTGAAGCAAACAAAACTATTGCACCATTTTTATTTATTATTCTCTCGTATTCGTTCCACAATTTATCCAAAGGCAAAACACTATCCCATTTACAAGCGGTTGTTCCGTAAGGCAAATCACAAAGGATTAAATCAACACTTTCACTTTCTATATTTGAAAGTATATTGAAACAATCATCGTGGAACAAAACACTACGCCTAACAATGGTTTTGCAATAGTGGGGCATCTGTGCTATATTTAAACTTTTCTGCATCTATTTAACTTTTGTAATTAATTGAACATTTGTACTTTGAAGCCCCACCATCGCAAAGCCCCGAAACGTTAGCTGTAATTTGTTTTATTTAAAATTAAAAGCCTACGCACAAAAATTACTCCTGTAAATCAATAATCACCGTTTTATAAACGCTAACCTTCGCAATTAAAGGTAGTGCTTGTTGTGCTGTCATTGTTTCAATTTGTTTTTTCATCTTCTTGATGTAGCGTTTATATTTTTCTATCAATTCTTCATTTCGTGTCATAACCGTAATTTTTACTTATTACTCTAATAAATATTCTATTTTCACTTGTTCTTCTAATATAATTTTGGATGCAAATTTTGCGCTCCGTATGTTTTTAGCATAAGAAACTAACGCTTCATTATTTTTCTCAATCTGCGAAATATAAGCATCTCTGTTTTCCAATAAGGATTTTAAATGATTTATTTCATCTAAACATTGTTGTTTTTTCATAGTTTTTTTGTTTTAAAGTTTTCAAATGAGATTGCATCACTCAAAGTTGTAGTAAATCCTTTTTTACATTCTTCGCATTTATACACATATTGGTTGCCACTTACAACTTTGTTTTTACTTGCAACAATATATTTTCTCATTGGTGTAGTTACCTCAATTTTCTTGTTTCCACAAAAAGGGCAACCACCAAATGTTTTTAATTCTTCTAATATTCGTTTATCTATTTTCATCTCTTTTTTAATTTTAAATAAAACAAACTTGCCTACACACCATCCAACACACACAGCTAACAGCAGATAAGAGCAAAAAAAGTAACCAGCCCTATAATAACCGCACCGTATAACGTGAGTCTAAACCCTATAAAATCATCATTGTCTTCCATCTTTTTCTGCTCTTATCTGCAAAACGTTATGCTCCATTCTGTGAACGGTCAATTATCCATATACCAAATATCAACACCGAATTGGTGGCTATTATTTTAATCATTGTTTGTGTATCAAACCAAATCAATCCTATCAATAATGGTATGTACATCATAAATAAAAAGCCACCAATCGTCTGCACCCAATCAATGAATGAGTAAGAACGGCAGCTAACAAAGTATTGGCGTAATGCCTTTATACTTTCAATTAAACTTTTTTTCATAATTTCAAATTTTGTATTTCAATTAAACTTTTCGTTAGGCACTACGCCAATACTCGACCGTTATAACCAATAGGGGTGGACTGCTCCGAATTAACTTTATCGTTCAAAAAATTAAAACAAAAAAGCCCACCCACAATGATTAAATGATTATTGAACGTTCTTAAAAAATGTTGGTGAACTTCCGTAAAGCGGTGTTTTACCATCCCATTTCTCAATGAATTGTTGCTGAATTAGCATAGGAGTAAGTGATTGCTGCTTTAACTCATTAGCTTTCTTTTCTGCCTCTGCTTGAACAATCATTTTCTTTGCTTGTGCTTCAACTAATCGCAATTCATTTTCCACTTTCATAGCTTCTTGAACCGCTTTGTTTTTTGAATTTACTGCATCTACAATAGTTTGCGGATATTGTAAGCCGCTTGTAAGTTGTTCAAGTTTAAATCCCTCTTTGTCCAATACCTCTGAAAGTGTTTTTTGAACATCGTTTTCAAACTTTTCTCTATTACTTACAATTTCATCAGTAGTGTATTTGTTCATCTGTAATCTGAACGCATCTTTTACATAGTTCAAAATTGTGGTTTTGCTAACTTCCTCTAAATTCTTTCTGTATTTAGTAAAAATCTTTGGGGAGTTTCCAGATACAATATTGAAGGAAAGTGTAGGGTCAACAGAAAAGCTGCTTCCATCTTTTGCATTTACTCCGAATGCTTCATAATCCACGGTTTGAACGAATGTGGCGTATTGTTCTACATCTTCTGTCCAAGGGTTATACCATACACGCCCAGTTACAAGTGATACATCTTGAACACCTTTGTCCGTTCCGTATTGTTTGATTAAAATACCCTCGTGTCCTGCATCAATTCTTGTGCAGCTTGCTAATGTGGCTAATGCCAATCCGAATAATACAATTTGCTTTTTCATTTTGTTCTTTGTTTAAATTGTTTTTGAATTAATTTGATTAAATAAAGGTTGCCTACTAAAGCAGCACAAACAAGTGTTACACCTGCTATTACTGCCATATCAGAAGGTTGCCGCAACAATTCTGCAATCCAACTGAATAACATTATTTCAACCAACAGAATAATTGGTGAAATGAAAAGAATGATTTTTTTTCCCATCGCTTTTTTTGTTTTAATTTTTTGTTTCGTTCTCCGATTAAAATTACTATTGAAAAATCCCTACTGGTTATAACAGCACCTAACCAAAAGCGGGGGTTCTCTGCCTCGTAAAAACATTTGTGGTATATTGAAATTCATTGCTTCGTATTAAATTTTGTGGTACAAATCCCCGCCTTCGGTTAGCTGCAAAACGTTGCCAGCAATACTACCGAAGTAGCTTAACGAAAAACGGCATTGTGTTCTTTGTATTCCAAGCATCAATAATATCCCCGTTTTCGGCTTTTAGTTTTGTTTCATTATTATCTTTTATTACAATATATCTGTGTCCGTACTTTAAACATTCACTACCAAATCCACCAAAGGCGCAAACTAAAATATCGCCATATTCAACATCTGTGTTCCAGTTGCCGTTTTTATCATATTTCGGGTGTTCGTGAATAAATCCTCGTATTTTTAAACCCGTACTGCCACTAACAACAGGTATATTTAATGCCTGTACTTCTGCGGTTTTTAAGTTTTCTGCTTCTTTCATAATTTCTACTATTTTGATAAGTTTGTACTATTAAGTCAGGCACTAAAATATACCTGCGTAACGTTAGCGGTAATTAAAATGCACAATCTTTGCACCTCATATTACCATCTTTCGCTATAATTAATTCTTCATATTCATAACCACATGAGCAGCATTTTAACATGCCGCTAACAGCACCTATGCGAAATTTTTTAACCTCGCTTAGTACTATATCTAAAGCCTCTGTCAATTTTTTAGGTTCGTGAATCATATCTTCTCTTTTACCAAGCCTCCATTCTTGATGGTATTCAAGTATTTCAATTGCTGTTTGTAATTCCATTTTATCGTTATTTATTCGGTTAAAAAACTATCGCTCGTGCGTTATGTACAATTTAATTTTTACTTTTTGCCAGCGCACGTTAAGAGGCAATAGTGTAATCATAAGGTTTATAACATTTAGGAGCTTTTAAAAAAGGGTCTTTTTGTTTATCTGTAAAATAAAACATAACTCCGTAATATCTTTCTTTAATGCAACCGCATCTTACACATGTTGCATATTTATCCTTTCTGTTTAGTTTATGATTCCATTTGTGCCTCATGTTTCATTTTTATTATTTAATCTTTTTCTTTGTCAACGCACGTTTGACGTATTTAGTAATCGGTTCAATTAGTGATTTCGGTACTCGGAAAGAAATTGTTTGAGTCGGTTCATCGTATTGTGATTTACGTCCTGCATTGGCTCTTTTGCCTCCGTGTTTTTTACTATCCATTACAACAATCTAAATGAACACTAAATCCGTAAGAGTCGCTCGTTTCATGGCCACACTTACAACGAAATATCCTTCCGATAGCTATGTCAATATCCCTATCTGTAAGCTCTCCAGTGTGTTTATACCCTTTTTGTATGCCATAAACAAGAGCTCTTCTAACTTGCTCCTTTGTCATTGGCTTTCCTTTGTGTTCAAACGTTTTCCAACTTCTATCCAGTTGTTCTAAAGCTCCTGCTAAATCTGCATTCATATTATTTATTTTTTTTATTTAAACAATCTTCAAAATAAGCTGTTACAATTCTTGCTCTCAATTTATTCATTTTCGTAGCATTCATTTTAAAGCTTTGAGTTAATAAAACCTTACAATCCTGAGCATCTTTAATTCCCCCTTTAGCCTTAAATCTCGCAATGGCTTCATTAACATAATTAGCGTAATCATTCTCGGCTAATTTTTTAATTTCAACTTGTCTTTCAGGTTCAGGGACAATAACGCCTAATTTGTCTTTTAAATACCTATAATAAACCCAATGACCTTCGGAATGTTGCCTTGTTTTTTTATATTCTTCCAATGCTTCATTCATGCCATCGATAATTATTTTTTGCTTTTCCATTTCTGTTAGTTCTTGTTTTGTTTCTGTTAGTTTTAAATATTCGTTTAACGCCTGAAATCTCTCAGGTCGTGTTTTATAATGTTTTAAGAATTGCTGATATGTCTTTAAGCAAAGACCGAAAAAAGGGCCGGATTCTCCATATATTCCAACTTCAAACGCTCTATGAACTTCCATAATAGAAAAATCAGAGAAATTTTTTATTAAACAATTATAAAGTTCATCTTTCTGAAAATCAAGAACGCTTTGCTCAACTTTATAAGTACCCATTGAAGCAAATGCTTTAACAATTATTCCCAAGCATTTATCTTTTGCCTCTATCTTATTAATATTTTTAATAACTGGCTGCCCTATCCTCGCTAAAGCAAAATATTTTAAATTTTCTGACAGCCGATTAACATTGTTCTGAATTTCCATTTCCATAGTGTTCTCGTATTGTGTTTAAAATTGGGTAATCTGTTTCTTTTTTATTGTTTTTTAGCCATTGTTTTGCTGTAAGATAAAGTGATTTATACTTCGTATTCTTTTTGTAGTTCTCAATAGAATCTAAAACGTTTTTAATTTGAAGTTCATTATATCCGTCACATATTAATTTATTAAATTCTTCAATTGATAAAGACAAATGAGCAAAATGTCTATATATATTTATTTCTTCTTTTCTTTTCTTTTCTTTTCTTTGCTTAGATTCGCTTAGCGGTCGCTTAGCGGTCGCTTCATTTCGCTTATTAGCATTTGTAATAGTTTGATTTTTAACACTTTTAGCTATTGCTCCTTTTTTGCCATTCTCTGAATTTACAACCGAAATATGTCTTGCATCTTTTAATTGTTCATCGAGGAATTTTATTGAAATAACTCCATTTTCTTCTAAAATATACTGGTTTAGCGACCGTATAATTTCGCTTAGCGGCCGCTTAGTTTCGCTTAATCTGTACCTTTTTTCTACTTCTTCTACGGTTAATATTCCATCCCTTTGCCAATAAATTGCACAAATATTAATAAATAAGCCTTGCACTTCTAAAGGCTCGAAAACAATATTGCCTGTTAGCCAATCAGTCGCTATAAATTTAAAATAAGGAAAATTCTTTGCCATCGGTTAAAAATATACTCCCACAATATAACTTAGCCCACCGCTAAGAAGGCATCTGATATAAAGGGGAGTAATTTTAAAAGATTTTTTCATTAGCGGTGTATTTTTTACAAATATAACATTTTTTTATTAAAACCTCCTACTTACCCAAATAAAAACACAACCACGAGTAAATTCGGGCTTTCAGAGGTTATTTTTTAAATATCATTAAGGTATCTTTAAAGTAATTAACGAAACCTTCCGAAACAGTCCTTATTTCGCTTGTTTCCCTTTCTAAATAAGTAAACCCACGCTTGTTTAATTCGCTTATTACCCATTCATTGGTTCGGCACGATATATGACCGATACCATCTTGTCCGGGCAAAGCCCAACTAATTACTAAATAATTCAAACAAGCCGAACTTATATTAGTTAGAAAAAAATCAAGATTTTCTTCGGGAATATGCTCCCCAACCTCCAAGCAAATCACATTAAAATTAGTAACCATATTAATTGGCTGACTTAAATCCATTTTTATAAAATCTTCAATCTCTACTCCTTGATAATATTCTCCATCAACCCCAATTACTTCTTTAAATCCTATATCTTTTAAATATCGGCAATAAGCACCTTTTCCACACCCGAAATCAATTACAGGCTTATCTTTAGGGAATAATCTTCCAATAAATTGTGCAATTCTATAAGAAAATATATGTGCATTATCCGCTTCTTCTTGTGACCAGATTCCATTACTTTGTGGCATATTCCATTTTTTTGATGTAAGTTAATAATTCTTCTTTTGTTAGTGATTTTATTAGTTCAAATTCTTGTTCGTTTTTCTTAAAATATTCATGTCTGGTTAAGCTGTCTTTCCCTCTGTGATGGTCGATATGATAAATCATTCCAGGAATTCGTTTAACTTTAAACCCAGCTTTTGTGAATCTTTCCATTCTTTCCGTATCTTCCGGCCCATAACTTATAAATTTAGTATTCTCACCTCCACCCCGAAAAAATGATTCTTTATTAAAAAATATAGAACCCCCAACACTTTTTAAATCATCTTTATGAGTTCCTGGCCATTGTTGATACGCTAAACATCCGACATCAAGTCTATTTTGTAACGTAATAAAATTACTTCGTGAAACACGGGCAAAACGCCCATCATACGGATAAACCATGTCAGCCCCAAGTTTTATAAATTCAACCGCTTTTATTATCGCCAAAGGAGGCAGAAAAACATCAGCATCGTGATTCACAATTATATCGGTTTTACTTGCCTTAGCCATTTCGTTCAACATTTTTGTTCGATGAAATAAACTTCCCTCAAAATTCATATAAGTACACCATGAACTTAAATACTCAAAATGATTTCCTCCATTTTCTCCGACAGTAATTGAACAATCAAACATTCTTAAAAGTAAAAGAATATTTAAGTTTAGATTTTGTCTTCTATCAGAATGGTCATATTTGACCGGGATAGTGAACGTTACATTTTTTAATGAAATTCTTTTCTGTCTATGGTCGTGGGAAATCCATTCGCTCGGATAATGGTCATTCATATTTATTTGCGTAGCAAGATTCCCTTTAACATATATAGCCGGTCTAATCACTTTATTTTTATTTTTCGACAACCACGCACCCCACCATGCAAATGTTGAATTTGAAATAATAAAATCGCTGCACATTGACATCAAGCAAAGTTGTTCAATAGCAGATTCATTTTCTTTAAAATATAATCTTTTATCAGTATTATTAAACCCCCCTCCGACAATATAAAAATTATAGTAACACGAAAAATGAAGCCGACAATACTCAATATCATCCGAAAAAACAACTATATCTCTATTTTGCCAATCAGAGAAATGTTCAAATAAAGCAGTTAAATAATATTCAATCGGCAATAATTCGTAATTTGGATTATCAACGTAATCGCCTCGTCTGATACTAATGGCGATTGGGTTTCTTCTTAAAGCATAGGAATATTTTAAATAAACTTTTTCACTATATTTTTTATTAAAACTAAGAACTGAACGAACTTCTTTTTCGGCATCCTTGAAATATTTTTCGCTTTGAAAATATCCGAATAAGTCAACAATTCCTTTTGCTGGGATATTTAGATTATCACAATAATGAAAATAAGGCTCTTTTAATTGCTCCATAGGTTCAATGCTCGTTTCTTTAATTTCCCAATTAAAATATTTTGAATAAACCCAAGGAGGTAATTGACATTTATGATTGTATTTTTTTGCAATACCAATACTTGAGGCTATTTGAAACAATTGGTTTCCAAGCCTTCCGAGTTTTCCGAGTTTTGAAAATGTAATCATTAATAAAATTTATAATTAAGTTTAATTTCTATGTCTAACAAATCGGCATAATTTAAAAGCAATCCAACACTTATTTTTCCTTGTTCCAAATCTATTATTTTTCTTCTATTAGTGTTTAATAATTCTGATATTAATTGTTGAGAAAAGTTAGCAGCTTTTCTTCTGACAATACATTCAGCCAATATTTCGTTGTACACTTTTTTGAACATTTGTACATTATTTTGTACTTCTTTACTCATAAGTTATTGATTGTTAATTATGGCTTATATACCGTAGTTATAGGGCATTTAACGAACCCCTATCCATTCAGCAAATGAACCTCCGAACCAATCAGCATCTAAATACTCTTGATAGCGTTGTTTTGACCTGCTGTTTTTGTTTTTCGGTGGCTTTTTATTGAAA